CCGATCAGCCCGACAGACATAAGTGCATTAATGACCAGTTTGCCAAGTACGGCATCACCAATCATACTCGCATTGATGGTTTTGATGGTCGCGTAACGGATTATCGTAAGAAGGGAGATGTCGTCACTGGCATTTACTTTGACATTATGAAGTCGACCGATATTGCGTGTGCAATGGGTCACCTCACAATGATCAAGTATTGGTACGATACTTCCGAAACCGATGTTGCGTTATTCTTGGAAGATGATGTGAACCTTGAGAACTGCGAGAACTGGAGTTTCACGTGGTCAGAGTTCTTTGCATCGCTTCCTTCGGACTGGAAGAATGTACAGTTGGCTCAGATTCGGTCGGATGAAATTAATGATATTGGCTTCCGTCCACGCATTGCTTCCGACTGGTGCGTCACTGCGTATCTGATCAAACGATCATACGCCAAACAGCTGATTGATGATTACTTTATTGATGGTCGTTTCCGTCTCATTGTTCAGAATGACAAACAGTGCCAGCCCATCGTAGAGAACCTCGTGTATTTCCCGGGAGAACCAAAGTCGTACAGTATCCCGCTCTTCACTGAAAAGAATACATTCTCGTCGACCTTCTATAGTAACGATACCAAGAAGGTCAAGGAATACAATGCTCTTTCCGAGAAGTACGTCACAACGTGGTGGCAACAGAATGGTCCCACAGCATCACTGGAATCCATTATGAAGAAGCCAGTGCCGACTCCCATCATTCCTATGATCGGAACGGCAGTGGTCACAAATCCAAAATGGGTAAAACGCCTTGTTGAGAGTGTTGATTTTCCCGTCAAGGAGTTCTGCATCATCAATAACAACGGACGCGGAGAGATTGATGCCGAATTGGATGCGATTGCTGCAACTCCGCATCCCTACATTCGTAAGATTAAAGTGGTTCATATGCCGGCAAATCTAGGTGTTCCGGGCTCATGGAACCTTATGATTAAATCCTATCTGAAGGCTCCGTACTGGATCATTGTAAATGATGATGTTGCGTTTGGTCGTGGTTTCCTTGCGGAAATGTATGCTGCAACTATGCGTGATCCTTCGCTCGGTATCATTCACGGCTACGAAGGCGACCATAATGTCGGTAGCTGGGACCTTTTCCTACTTCGAGATCATATTGTTGCCGATTACGGTCTCTTTGATGAGAATCTGTATCCCGCGTACAACGAGGACGCCGATTACTTCCTACGGTTCATCCACAGTCCAATCCGCAAGATGATGAATCTTCAAAGCGATTACTATCACGGCGAGGGCAAGAAGAACGAATATCATGTTCATGGAAGTCAGACGGGCAAGAGCGATCCGGTACTCAAAGAGAAATTGGACCGAGTGAATCTCATGAACATGGACTACATGACTCATAAATGGGGTAAGGAATGGAGATGGTGTGCTCCAAGCAAACTTCCATTCGAGAACCGTCCGATTAGTTACACGTCCTACGATCTTCGCTTCATTCGTCAGAAGTATTTGGGCTTTTAAAGTCCTGTGAACTAATTTATTATAAATAGACATTCAACGTCGGTGTTCAACCTTCTGTGGAATAAGGAAACAGAATGTCTATAGATAAAAACTTTAAAGTCAAAAACGGCTTAGATGTAGCCGGTAACGCAACCGTAACTGGAACAATCGCAGTCCAAGGTATCCAAAGTACCCAGGGGCTCACTCGTTTCTTAGTATCGGATACAGACGGGACATTCTATTATCAGAGTGGTGGAACACAGGGTGCTCAAGGCATTCAAGGTATTCAAGGCGTACAGGGTACGCAAGGAACACAGGGGCGCCAGGGTATTCAAGGAACTCAGGGCACCCAAGGCGAGCAAGGGATTCAAGGCATCCAGGGTATTCAAGGTGCACAGGGTCTTCAAGGTGCTCAGGGTCGCCAGGGCATTCAAGGGCATGAAGGAACTCAGGGTACTCAGGGAGCACAAGGTCTTCAAGGCGCACAAGGAACTCAGGGTATCCAGGGTATTCAAGGAACTCAGGGAGCCCAAGGCGAACAGGGTATTCAGGGTATCCAGGGCATTCAGGGTATCCAAGGTATTTCCGGTGCTCCTGGTTCCGGTGGTACAATTGGACATTGGGGTTCATTCTGGAGCACTCAGACTCAAGTTGCCGATGCCGCAAATACAGCATATCCGATCACCTTTAATCAATATGATGCCGCAAATTATGGAGTTACCGTCTCCAATAATTCTCGGATCAATTTTCAATATATCGGTGTTTACAGTATTACATTTTCTGCTCAATTTGCAAATATTGATAATTCTGCATCAACGCACGATGTAAAAGTCTGGTTACGCAAAAACGGTAATGGTAGCGCAGGAGATATTCCTGCAACCGAAAGCAGATTTACAATTCCGATAAAACACTCTGGTGTTCCAGGAGCCGTAATTGGTACCGTCAATTATGTTTTAACGGTTGAGCCGGGAGACTATTTTGAACTTATTTGGGCTCCAAGCGATGTTGATGTAGTCCTTCAATATTTTGCGGAAGGGACCTCTCCCGTCTCTCCATCGACTCCGAGTGTCATCTTTACTGCAACGCAGGTAATGTATACCCAACTTGGACCACAAGGCACCCAAGGTATTCAGGGTGTTCAAGGTGTACAAGGCACACAAGGCACACAAGGAATTCAAGGTATCCAGGGCATTCAAGGCGTGCAGGGAACTCAAGGTACCCAAGGAACTCAGGGTCTTCAAGGTACACAAGGTACCACGGGGATGTCGTTCATTGTTGCGCGTACATATGCCACAGTTGCCGCACTTATTGCCGATACAACTCCGGCTGATATTGTTGCGGGTCAATTCGCACTCATCAATACGAATGATGTAGAGGATCCTGATAATTCAAAGATTTATCTCTGGGACGGTGACCAATACATTTTCATGAATGACCTTTCGGGTACCGCCGGTATCCAAGGTACCATGGGTGCTCAAGGAGTACAAGGTACGCAAGGTGTTCAAGGGACTCAAGGCGAACAGGGTATTCAAGGTATCCAGGGCATTCAAGGTGTGCAGGGAACTCAAGGTGCTCAAGGAGAGCAAGGCATCCAAGGAATTCAGGGAATCCAAGGTGCTCAAGGGACCCAGGGTATCCAAGGTATTCAAGGTGAACAGGGTATCCAGGGTATTCAAGGTACTCAGGGAATTCAAGGTATCCAAGGCACACAAGGTATCCAAGGTATCCAAGGCGAGCAGGGCATTCAAGGAGAACAAGGTATCCAGGGTATCCAAGGAACACAGGGTACGCAAGGTATTCAAGGAGCCCAAGGCACATTTGGTACGCAAGGAGCCCAAGGCATCCAAGGTATTCAAGGAGAGCAGGGTGTCCAGGGTATCCAGGGCATTCAAGGTACTCAAGGAACTCAGGGCACTCAAGGTATCCAAGGAGAGCAGGGTATCCAGGGTATTCAAGGCGTACAGGGAACACAAGGTACTCAAGGTATTCAAGGAGAACAGGGTATCCAAGGTGAACAAGGAATCCAGGGCATTCAAGGCGTACAGGGAACACAAGGTGCTCAGGGTGAACAAGGAATCCAGGGAATTCAAGGTATTCAAGGAGTGCAGGGAACTCAAGGTACCCAAGGAACTCAGGGAACACAGGGAACCGAAGGTGCTCAAGGTATCCAAGGTACTCAAGGAACACAGGGTGAGCAGGGCATTCAAGGTATTCAAGGTATCCAAGGAATTCAAGGAGCTCAAGGAACCCAGGGCGAACAGGGCATTCAAGGTATCCAAGGTCTCACAGGTATCCAAGGCGCTCAGGGTCTTCAAGGTATTCAAGGATTCAAGGGTACAGAAATTTCTATCAGTGACACTGCACCAACTTCACCAGAGGTAAATGACCTTTGGTGGAATTCTGTTGGCGGTATGCTCATGATTTACTACTTTGACGGTGACTCATCTCAATGGGTTTCCGCAACATCTGGTATTACTGGAGCCCAAGGTACTCAAGGCATTCAGGGTCTTACAGGTATCCAAGGTATTCAAGGTACCGCAGGCACCTTTGGCGGTGCAGCGTTCGATTACACATTTGATACATCTACTGTAAATTCCAATCCCGGAGCCGGAAAGCTACGGCTCAATAATGTAAATCTCTCGCTTGCCGATACTCTTTACATTAACGAGTTGGATGATTTAAACAACTCGAACTATAATTTCTTACAGACAATTGATGATTCGACATCTGTTATTAAGGGTCACTTCACAATTTCAATCAAAGGCAATCCAGATGTATTTGCGCTATTTGCAATCACGGGGTTTCATACTCATAACACGAATTACTTCGGCGTTCCTGCATCGTATCTTGCGGGTGCTACATCTTTTGCATCGAATGCCGATATTATAATTACCTTTGCACGTACCGGCGATGTCGGTGCACAGGGAACTCAAGGCATTCAAGGGATCCAAGGTATTACAGGTATTCAAGGAGCAATCGGAACTCAAGGCGCTCAGGGTCTTCAAGGTATCCAGGGCATTCAAGGTGTCCAGGGAACTCAGGGTATCCAGGGCGTACAGGGAACACAAGGTACGCAAGGCATTCAAGGGATCCAAGGTATACAAGGTATCCAAGGAACTCAGGGTATCCAAGGTCGCCAAGGTATTCAAGGGACTCAAGGCGCTCAGGGGACTCAGGGCATCCAAGGGATTCAAGGAACTCAGGGTGCGCAGGGAACATTTGGTTCGCAGGGAACTCAGGGTATTCAAGGTATTCAAGGAACTCAAGGCATCACAGGTTCAACTGGTGCTCAAGGTGCAATGGGTTCACAAGGAACTCAGGGTATCCAGGGTCGTCAAGGTATTACTGGTGCGACTGGCGCTCAGGGTACGATTGGTACAAGTGTGACGGGTGCTCAAGGTACGCAAGGAACTTCGGGTGCTGCAACTGCATTACCGTTATCCGGTGGAACAATGACTGGCACATTCAGAATTACAAATAATAGTATCCGTTCTGCCGCGGCTTCAAATTGGGACGGCGATCCGGGAGCCGAAGGAAAAATTCAGTATCATGCAAATCGCTGGTACATCGTCTCAGACAGTTCGTCAGATCGTATTGTTCAATTCCGACGAAACGGTACGGATGTATCGTATATTGATAACAGTGGTAATTTTCAGGGGAATGCTGCAACCGCATATGGACTTAATGTTCACGCCGGTAGAAATAACGAAGCAAACAAAGTCGTAAGAACTGATGGTAATGGATACATTCAAGCGGGCTGGATTAATACCGATTCTGGTGATAATGGAGCAACCGCAATTAGCCGAGTGTATGCGTCTCAAGACGGATATATACGTTACTACACTCCTGCAAACTTTGCCACCGCCGCGAAGTTAGTCACGCAGATGGACGGCACAAGGGATGGCACAAACTACAACTCTCGTTTAACTTCTGGCTTCTATAATGCAGAAAATTCTCCAGCAAACAGTGTAGGTACTGGATTTTCTCAGTTAATTGTAGCCAAGGGCCTTGATACCGGGTGGCAGTTGGCTGGTGGATACGCCAACAACACAATCTATACTCGTGGCTGGCACTCGTCCGGGACATTTTACCAATGGTATACTTTATTGTCTGATGGGAATTACAATTCATATTCTCCAACATTAACTGGCGGCAATGCGTCAGGGACCTGGGGCATCTCCGTCACGGGTAATGCCGCCAACATCACGGCCTACACGATCAACCAAAGCGTAGGCACAGGAAATAACGTAACTTTCAACATAGCTGATGCTACCCAATTTAGGGATAGTAATGATACAAGTTATTATCTCAATCCCAACGGCGATTCTAGTTTATCTAGTGCAAAATTCTGGGGAAATCAAATCATTATTCGAGGCGGCTCACCTACATTGTACTTTCAAGATTCCGATCAAATGTCGGCGATGCTGCACAATAACTCTAACCTGTTGTATATTCTTAGAGGTGGAGTTGATACTACTAGTTGGTCCCAGGTTGGTGGATATTGGCCAGTATATTGGGACCTGAGTAACAATAATGCCACATTCGGTGGAGCTATTTGGGCTGCTGGTAATGTTACAGCTTACTCCGATGCAAAGCTGAAAGAAAATGTAGAAACAGTTACAAGTGCTCTTGACAAGACCTTATCTCTTCGCGGTGTATATTACACTCTTATTCGCGATGAAACAAAAACCCGTAAGATGGGTGTCATCGCTCAGGAAGTACAAAAAGTTGTGCCAGAAGTTGTCATGTTGCATCAAGACAAGGAAGATACAGAAGGCACTCTTTCAGTTGATTACGGAAACATTACTGCGCTCCTCATCGAAGCAATTAAAGAGCAACAAAAGCAAATTGATGAATTAAAAGCCCTCATCAAGAAATAAGAATCATTTTAATAAATAGCTCAATACTATTATGGCCGTAATTAATTTTCCAACCAATCCGATCAACGGTTACATTCATACAGCTAACAACAGTAGCTGGATCTGGAATGGATCATACTGGAACGCCGTTAATGGCGGCGCGCAAGGTGCTCAGGGTCTCCAAGGAATTCAAGGAATCCAAGGCGTACAAGGAACACAGGGTCTCCAAGGCGAGCAAGGTATCCAGGGAATCCAAGGCATTCAAGGTGTTCAAGGCACACAAGGTACTCAAGGTATCCAAGGTATCCAAGGTACACAGGGTATTCAAGGCTTGCAGGGCATTCAAGGTATTCAAGGAACACAAGGTATTCAAGGACATCAGGGTACACAAGGCGAGCAAGGTATCCAGGGTATTCAAGGCATTCAAGGTGTACAGGGAACACAAGGTACTCAGGGCGAGCAAGGTATCCAGGGTATTCAAGGAGTGCAAGGTACGCAGGGTGCTCAGGGTGAACAAGGAATTCAAGGCATTCAAGGCGTGCAGGGAACTCAGGGTGCTCAGGGTGCAGATGGTTACGTTGGATCCGATGGTGCTCAAGGCACGCAAGGCATCCAAGGTATCCAAGGTATCCAAGGAACTCAAGGTGTCCAAGGTATCCAGGGTATTCAAGGCATTCAAGGTGTACAAGGAACACAAGGTACTCAGGGAATTCAAGGAATCCAAGGCACACAAGGAACTCAGGGTATTCAAGGAATTCAAGGCGTCCAAGGAACTCAGGGAACACAAGGAGAACAAGGTATTCAAGGGACTCAGGGTACACAAGGTATTCAAGGTGTGCAAGGAACACAGGGAACTCAGGGCGAACAGGGAATTCAAGGAACTCAAGGTATCCAAGGTGTTCAAGGTACACAGGGCACTCAGGGTATTCAGGGCGTCCAAGGTACCCAAGGCGTTCAGGGTATCCAAGGAACTCAGGGCACTCAGGGTGAACAAGGAATCCAAGGGATCCAGGGAATTCAAGGTATTCAAGGAGCACAAGGTATCCAGGGAATTCAAGGCGTGCAAGGTACACAAGGAACTCAGGGTATTCAAGGTCCTGCTGGTACCTTTGGCGGTGCCGCATTCGACTATACCTTTGATACAACTACTACAAATTCAAATCCTGGCACCGGCGTTCTTCGTCTCAATACTGCCAACCTTTCTCTTTCTTCGGCATTGTACATTAATGATACTGATGACCTCAGTGTTTCGATCTACAACTTCTTACAGACCATTGACGATTCTACATCAACAATCAAAGGTCACTTTACAATCTCGGAAAAGGCAAATGCAAACAACTTTGCAATCTTTGCGATTACCGGAAATCATACGCATGGTACGAATTATTTCCAGGTACCCGTCTCCTATCTTTCTGGTGCGACATCATTTACGGATGATTTAGACATCATTATTACCTTTGCTCGTTCGGGTGACATTGGTGCAACCGGAGCTCAAGGTACTCAAGGAACACAAGGCGAGCAAGGTATCCAGGGCATTCAAGGAATTCAAGGCACACAGGGAACGCAAGGAACTCAGGGTATTCAAGGAGTACAAGGTACACAAGGAGCTCAGGGTGAACAGGGTATCCAAGGCATTCAAGGAATTCAAGGAACTCAGGGTACGCAAGGAACACAAGGTGAACAGGGTATTCAAGGAACGCAGGGCACTCAAGGTATTCAAGGTGTACAGGGAACACAAGGAACTCAGGGTATTCAAGGTATCCAAGGAACTCAGGGCACTCAAGGTATTCAAGGGATTCAAGGCACTCAGGGCACCCAGGGTGAGCAAGGTATTCAAGGTATCCAGGGTATTCAAGGAGTACAGGGAACACAGGGCACTCAAGGTATTCAGGGCATCCAAGGTATCCAAGGAACTCAGGGAACTCAAGGACAACAGGGAATCCAAGGTACTCAGGGTGAGCAAGGAATTCAAGGTGTTCAAGGCATTCAAGGAACGCAGGGCACACAAGGTATCCAAGGTATCACTGGTTCTCAAGGTATTACCGGAACTCAAGGTACGCAAGGTATCCAAGGAACTCAGGGCACTCAGGGTGAACAAGGAATTCAAGGTATCCAGGGTATTCAAGGAGTACAGGGAACACAAGGTACACAGGGGACGCAAGGAATCCAGGGCATCCAAGGTATTCAAGGTGTGCAGGGAACACAGGGCGCTCAGGGTGAACAAGGTATCCAGGGGACTCAAGGCACTCAGGGTACCCAAGGTATTCAAGGTGAGCAAGGCATTCAGGGTATTCAGGGCATTCAAGGCGTTCAAGGGATCCAAGGCATTCAAGGTATCCAAGGCGTACAGGGAACTCAAGGTACCCAAGGGTTAAAGGGAACAGAAATTGCTTCATCGGCAACTCCACCCGAGTCTCCTTCCGTTGATGACCTCTGGTGGAATTCCGATCTAGGTATTTTGATGATCTATTATTATGATGGTGATTCGTACCAATGGGTCACGACATCATCGGGTATTGTTGGACCTCAAGGTGCGCAAGGCACAATGGGTACTCAAGGTATCAATGGAACTCAGGGTGCATCAGGTTTCAATGGAGCACAAGGTTCTCAAGGTCTCCAAGGTATTCAAGGTGTCCAGGGTATTTCTGGTGCTCAAGGTCTGAATGGGGCTCAAGGTGCTCAAGGGCTTCAAGGTGAGCAGGGCATCCAAGGTATTACCGGATCGCAAGGAGTTCAGGGTGCTCAAGGTACCCAAGGTTTACAAGGCGAGCAAGGCATTCAAGGTATCCAGGGTATTCAAGGTACTCAAGGAACACAAGGCATTCAAGGTACTCAAGGAACCCAAGGTATTCAAGGAACACAAGGCGAACAAGGTATCCAGGGTATACAAGGTATTCAAGGCGTACAAGGTATTGCCGGTTATCAAGGAATTAATGGTGCTCAGGGGACACAGGGTATTCAAGGTATCCAAGGCGTACAAGGAACGCAGGGCACACAGGGTATTACAGGTTCGCAGGGTACTGCCGGAACATTCGGTGGTGCAGCATTCGATTACACCTTTGATACATCCACGACAAATGCGGATCCGGGTACCGGAAAGCTCCGTCTCAGTAATGCCGATCTAAGCCTGGCAAGTGCTCTTTACATTAATGATACTGATGACCTGAGTGTTTCAATTTACAATTTCTTACAGACCATTGATGACTCAACCTCAACAATCAAGGGTCACTTTACGATCACTCAGAAGAATGACACAAATAATTTTGCGTTGTTCTCAATTACCGGAGCTCACTCTCACGGTTCCAATTATTTTAATGTTCCGGTAGCTTACCTCAGCGGTGCAACATCATTTACCAATGCTCTTGACATTATTATTACTTTTGCTCGTACGGGTGACGTAGGCGCAACTGGTGCACAAGGCACACAAGGTACACAGGGTATACAGGGTATCCAAGGGATTACTGGTATTCAAGGAACTCAAGGTGTACAAGGAACTCAAGGTCGTCAGGGTATCCAAGGGACTCAGGGCACTCAGGGCCAACAAGGAACCCAAGGTATCCAGGGAATTCAAGGCGCTCAAGGAACACAGGGTATTCAAGGTATCCAAGGAACACAGGGTATACAAGGCGTACAAGGCGTGCAAGGCGCTCAAGGAACACAGGGTATTCAAGGTATCCAAGGAACACAGGGTATACAAGGCGTGCAAGGTACGCAAGGTATCCAGGGTGTACAGGGTATCCAAGGTATCCAAGGTATTCGAGGAACTCAGGGCACTCAGGGCACTCAGGGCGTTCAAGGTATCACTGGCGTGAATGCAAATGTTCTCACAAGCGACACTGCTCCGGTATCTCCAAATGCCGGTGACCTATGGTGGGACTCAAGTGTTGGCATGATGCGCATTTACTATTATGACGGTACATCATCGCAATGGGTCGATGTTAATCCAGGCTCGATTCAAGGTATCCAGGGTATTCAAGGCGTTCAAGGAACTCAGGGTGCTCAAGGAATACAGGGTATCCAAGGGGCGCAGGGAACTCAGGGTACAGTAGGGTCTCAAGGAACAGTTGGTTCTCAGGGCGCACAAGGTATTCAAGGTATTCAAGGTATTAGCGGTGCATCAATTCTTGGAACTGCAAATACTTGGACAAATACAAATGCGTTTACATCGTTAAGTAGCACGGGAGGAGCCAACTTTGCAACGAGCAGCGGCAACGTCGGTATTGGGACGACGGGGCCATCGTATAAAACAGATATTTATGGTACGTTTGCTCAAAGAAATGCGCCTGCTGATGTTTTGCGGATTCAAGCTGATACAACTACTGTTAATGGCACTGGTGGTGTAGATGCCGGATTTGGCCCATCATTGTTATTTTACGGCAATATTACGGGAGGTGGATTACGAAACAATGGCAGAATTAATGCTGTAAATGAAGGTGGCAATGTGTCTGGAATGGCTTTTTGGACACAATCAACCGCTGATATTATTTTGGAGAGGATGAGAATTTCTGCAGGCGGCAACGTCGGCATTGGTACAACGAGTCCATCCGCTAAACTGCACGTTGAAGATGGGAATATCTTCATCGGTAATTTTTCGGCTCATCCGAGTCCATATGGTTCCTCTTCAACTTCAAGTGGGCACGTTCTGAGGTTTGACAACACCTATAATGGCCGAAAGATCATTCTTCACGATAATGGGTTCGCGCCAGATTGGTTTGGCGGTTTTGGAGTTTCTCTCTCGGATATGGACTATTTCAGTGGGGCTAATCATCGGTTTTATGTCGGCTCAACTGCGGGGGCTGACGGTACTGAAGCCTTTACGATCCGATCAAGCGGCAACGTCGGTATTGGTACGACGAGTCCTGCATATAAATTAGATGTTGCTGGCAATATTAAAACTTCAGGACTCTTATTAGAAAAATTTGTAAGTTTTACACCTACGACAGTTGGTTGGTATAGAATTGTAAATGTAGGTCCTAGTGGGGGCGGTCTGGTACGCATTAGCGCTAACTATGATAACGCTGTTACTGATGTTGAATTTCAATTTAATATAGGTGGATATGGTACTGATGGCTCTGTACAGCAAACACGATACGCAAGCTACAACGGTGGAGTAGTTGACAAAGCAAGAATAAGTAGCGACGGAAGTGGTAGCTGCTATCTAGATATTTACGTATTCACTGCAACATCGCCAGCAGCAATAAGCGTTTATTTTTATGGCCCACAGATGCCAAGCCCTGTAGCGTCTCCTGTAGTCGGAGCTACTGCGGGTTCAACAAATGTAAGAACATTAACCCTTGGGCATGGATTTAGAACTACTAACGGCTCAAACTTTGCTGAAGTCTCAGGCAACGTCGGAATTGGAACGTCGAGTCCTGATCAAAAACTGATGGTTAACATCAGTACTACATCAGGTGTTAATGGAACTGTTCTGAATTCCTATCCTATTGCTAAATTCATAAACACCGATTCAGGCAATGCTCAGAGAGGACTTGAAATTGGAGCTAATACAGGAAGCGTCTCCTCGCCTATCTATCTGAAAGTATCAGGCACCAGCGCAAGATTTGCTATTGTCAATGAAAACAATGTTGAAAACTTTACAATTCTTAGTGCTGGCAACGTCGGCATTGGGACGGCAAGTCCTTCGGGAAGGCTTCATGTTACCGACGCCACCGATAGAACAGAAATTACCTCGCAGTTTCAAATTACTGGTGCAGGATATACTGGCTACCATTTTCTTGATGCGACAGCCTATTACATAGGTCAAAATTCCAATTCAAGAGAGTTGCGGGTATATTCTGGAAGCTCGACCGCTGTCGGTGTTCGTCTTACCGCTGGGAATAATGCTTGGACAACCTATTCTGATGAACGCTTGAAAGACATCATTGAACCAATTGAAAATGCAATTGAAAAGGTTTCTACCCTTAGAACTGTCATTGGTAAATATAAGACCGACGATATTAATAAACGCCGGGTTTTTATGTTTGCTCAAGATGTTAATGCGGTTTTACCAGAGGCGGTTACAGAAGATTCTGATGGAATGTTAGGCATGGCGTTCGATCATATAGTTCCGCTTTTAACAGCCGCAATCAAAGAACAACAAGTTCTGATCAGCAATCTGGCCGCACGCCTTGCCGCACTCGAATCTAAATAATAAATACTCTTATGGCTATTGATTTTCCAACATCACCTTCTCCCGGACAGCAAGTCACATCTGGTTCAAGAACATGGACGTGGAGCGGTACCTATTGGGCCAATAATACCATCACTGGTGTCCAGGGCACACAAGGTATCCAAGGTACTCAGGGAACACAAGGCGCCCAAGGTATCCAGGGACTTCTAGGCACTCAGGGTTCGCAGGGTCTCCAAGGTATCCAAGGAATTCAAGGTATCACCGGAGCTCAGGGTATTCAAGGAATTCAAGGTACTCAGGGAACACAGGGTCTCCAAGGTATCATGGGTGCTCAGGGTGCTCAAGGTACACAGGGAACACAAGGCGCACAAGGTATTCAAGGGACTCAGGGAACACAGGGGCTTCAAGGTATTCAGGGTATTAGCGGTGCATCCATTCTTGGAACTGCGAATACTTGGACGAATACAAATGCGTTCACGTCAGTAACGGCGACACTTCAGTCACAGTTTAGCGGTTCAGCTAATAGCGCTATATTTACTGGCTCCGATCCAGACCAAGGTTTCCAGATGATTTCTACGGCTACAGGAGGAAGAACTTATGCAGTAAAAGTTGCGGGTTCAGCTTCTGGAAACATTCCTGGTGCGGGATTATATTTTTACGATCAAACTGGTACAGGTATTGTGATGGCTTTTGATACCACAAAAAGGGTAAACATCTACAACGGTCTTGCCGTGACTGGGGCGTTGTCGAGCACGGGAATGTTTAGCTTAACGGGCGGTTCGCTTGGGCAAATCGCCATTTTTAATTCCACAAACGCCAACGGTATTTACCATACCTACCAGACAAATGGAACGGCTATAGGAGACATTGGCTCAAGCAACCAAACCATGAGCGGTTCTTCCGCTGATTTTGGTATTACGTCTCGTAGCGGCAAGTTGATTTTTGGCACAGGATCGTCCATTCGTGCGGTCATCGACAGCAGCGGGAACGTCGGTATTGGTACGACGAGTCCTTTGGCAAAACTGCAAGTAAGTGGAGGCAGATCATATCTCTTTAGTGGAGATAATTATAGTGTAGGCCTTGCTCAAACGGCAGCACAGGCTAATTATATGTACTTGGGTACTGCATCTGATGGTACATTCCACATCAGCGAAAGTGGTGGAACTGCTAGGTTCACACTACAACAAGCAGGCAACGTCGGCATTGGGACTGCGAGTCCTGCTTATAAATTACATCTCAGTGGAGGTTCTGATACTCGTATTCAAATAGACGCAACCTCTACTCAAGGATTTTATTTTACAAAGGCAGGAACTAATAACGGAACATTTCGCGTAGATACTGACGGTAATTTTGAGTTTTACACCAAGACGGTTTCCCAAGCAATGGTTCTAACAGCTGCTGGCAACGTCGGCATTGGTACGACGAGTCCTGGCTCTTCAACCAAACTATTTGTTAACGGTCAGACGACACTAAAACGTCTACAAAAACAAGTGTACAATTTCTACACCACCAGTGGTTCATCATATGTACACTTCAAAACTACATTAAAATTAAGCGGCAGTGGTGCGCATGTTGGGATGTGGTCATGGCGATTTTATGGTTATTCATATGGCACAGCAAGAATAATTGATTCTTATTTTGGTCTGCATGCAGATGGTTCTGGAAACATTTACAGTCCAGCATATCAAGATCAAGGCGAATTCGCATTTTGTACAAATATGTACAAATCATCAGATAACTTCTTGGTTATTGTTGGTCTTATCGACAATACATATTACTTTGGTCTTGATGTCGACATTCATCATACTATGGCTTATTCATATACGGAATTAGGAATAAGTACACATTCACAATCTGCAAACACTTCAGGAGTCTATTAATATGCCTAATGAACTTGAAACACAATTAAAATTAAAATTAGATCAATTAAATCAATATTCTATTCGAAGAAAATTAGAGTACGGTATTCTTTCTTCGCAATTAGATTTGTTATATAATGATATTCGCGATGGTTGTTTCGGCGAAAATGCAAAAAAAGGTTCTTGGTATAAAAAAATTACTGAAATTAAATCCAATTACCCAAAACCAGATATTGGTGCATTAAAGGTTGAGGTTGAAGAATTGATCAAACAGGTTGACATCGCAAAGATGTATAAACCAGAAGAAACCCAAGAATAGTTTGTCTTTCTCAACTGGAGAACAAATAAATGACAAACATAACTTGGAACATCTCGCAACTTGACTGCCACCCACTAAACACATTCTTGACACGGACTGGACGGATAGCGGTGGTCGCCCAATCGTTGAGCCGCTCAAGCCAGCAGAACCCGCTCTTGAATCTAAGTAATAAATAGAACATATAACAATGGCCCTTTCATTTCCAAATTCACCTACACTTAATGACATCCACAGCCACAGTGGTAAGAGCTGGCAATGGAATGGTGCCTTCTGGGTCTCGATTAATGCTGGTGTTCAAGGACCGCAGGGTATCCAAGGGACACAAGGTACACAGGGTCTTCAAGGTGCACAAGGCACTCAGGGACAACAGGGTATTCAGGGCACGCAAGGAACACAAGGAACTCAGGGTACCCAAGGGCTTCAAGGTGCGCAAGGAACTCAGGGACAACAGGGTATCCAGGGAATTCAAGGAACCTTAGGAGCTCAAGGTGCAGTAGGTGCACAAGGTACTCAGGGTATCCAGGGTATTCAGGGTATCCAAGGAACTCAGGGAACCTTAGGAGCTCAAGGTGCAGTAGGAGCACAAGGTACTCAGGGCATTCAGGGTCGTCAGGGTATTCAGGGAACCTTAGGAGCTCAAGGCACTGTCGGCACTACCGGTGCTCAGGGCGCACAAGGAACTTCGGGCGCAACAATTTTAGGCAATACAAATACTTGGACAGCTACTAATACATTTAATAATACAATTACCGGTTCTATCAGCGGGTCGTCAGGTTCTATCAGCGGCTACGGCAACCCCACAACGGCAGCGACCGCCAACACGATTGTTTACCGCGACGGCAGCGGACACATCACCGGAAATTACTTTTTTGGTAACTACATCAACACGGGCGACGACGTTAGTGCGGGATCGATCACCTACTTGATGGGTAAGTTCGGCGATAATTATCACCGCTCGGCTACGGCGGCAAAGGTCGCCACGTTCTTAAGCGGTCAGTCGATGAACATTAGTGGCACCTCGACCAACATCACCGCGTACACGATCAACCAGAGTCTCGGTACCGGTAACGGCCCCACCTTCGATCAGGTTTACTGCAACGGCTGGTTTCGCAACGTCGGCAATCAGGGGTTGTACAACGGCACCCACGGAAATCATTTCTACGCGACCAGCAGTTCAATGTGGAACATCGCGGGGAACTCAGGCGGCGAAGTCGGTCTAATGATGAGAACGGGTGGGCATGAAGGAACGGTTCGCGGCTACCTTTACGGAGATAACAGCAGCAATTTTGGTCTGTTAGGCTCTGCTGGCTCTTGGAGATTGCAGATAGCCGGTGGCGATTACCTGAATTACTATGGTAGTTCAATTCGCAGTTACCTCTACTACGACCTTAACGACACGGCTTACTACGTTGATCCAAACAGTACTACTAGATTAAACTTATTAAACGTAGCCCAAAATCTACACGTCAGCGTCAATGGCTCTACTGGTGGCGGCATTATTCTTGCTGATGATGGCGATATTGTAGATTTAAATGACGCTTATTGTGCAATGCGATTTTCTTCTGGCGTTAGGATTCATAGCGGAAATAGATCTGGTGGCGCGGTCATTACTCTCGGTTCGGATGGCAGAGTAACGGCAAATACCGATGCTCGCGCTCCAATTTTCTACGACAACAATGATACTGGATTTTACTGTGATCCAAATGGCACAAGTCGTTTAAACGGTCTTACCGTAGGATACAGTCAAGGATCATCATTGATTAGTATGTTCGATTCTGATGAAAGTACTCGTTATATTCATAATAACAGTAGTACAATTGGGTTTTTGGGTTCTGCTGGTAATTGGAGATTAAGAGTAGCCGACGATGGTAACATCCTTATGGGAACATACCAAGACTGGCTGAGCAATCAAATCAGATCAAACATTTTTTATAAACACGACGATACATCGTATTATTGTAATCCAAATTCATCTAGCGTTTTAAGAACAATAACAAATAGAGGTTGGCTTTATATTGATGAGAACTACGGGCACTCTGTAGTTGGTGTTTATAATTCGACTATTTTCCAAGGCGTATTCGCAATGGGTGATTCGTATAAACTCACTGCGGGCGGCGGAATAAATAACCTTTACGGCATAGCTTGGTCGCACCCGAATGCTGGCGGTATCGCTGGTAATTTAGATTCGCACGGATTGATTGTCGCGATTAACGGCGGCTTCGGTTCGTGTATGGCTTATTCAATCAAGGCTTCAAGCAACGTAACAGCATATTCAGATGAACGTCTAAAGAAAGATTGGGCTGATTTACCAAAAGATTATGTTGAGCAGTTAGCCAAAGTAAAAGTTGGTACCTATACCCGTATTGATGGTGAGAAACTTCGCCAGGTCGGTGTCTCTGCCCAATCACTTCGCCCACTACTTCCAGAAGCAGTCATTGAAGCGACAGATGATTTCAAAACTCTTTCGGTTGCGTATGGTAATGCTGCGATGGCATCCGCAGTGGAACTTGCAAAGGAAGTTGTATCATTAAAGGAACAACTTGCCGCAGTATTGGAACGCCTCAACAAACTGGAGAATAAATAATTTTATGGCTATTACATATACTTGGAAAATTGATATGATGCACACTCAGTCTAAAATGGGTGTTGAAAATGCCGTTACTGAAATCCATTGGTCGAAAACTGGTACCGATGCGACTGGATCCACGGGTCGCTATCCCGGTTGTACTAAATTTAGTTTAGAAGAAACCGCGGCATTAAATGCAACTGGCAATTTTACTCCACTGAACAATCTTACCGAGACTCAGGTTCTCACTTGGATACAAAGTACGATTACTTCGGACGATATGACCTTTATCGATTCACAGATTCAAGCCTCAATTGATCATCAAAAGGCGCCGAAGACTTCTACTTCAATTGATTCTAACAGTTTTCCTTGGGCTGCAACTAATTAATCTATGCCAACACCAACAGGCACAATTTCAATGAGTGACGTCAATACGGAGCTAGGTCGGGCGTCTAATACGAACATTTCATTAAATGATACCATTGTACGTACACTTGCGGGAGTTGCAAGCGGTACAATTTCCATGGACAATCTTCGTGGTAAGAGTAATACCCAAACATATACATTTGCTTATACCGGAGGAAACCAAACCTTCACTGTTCCTTCGGGAAAAACCTCAATGGTCGTCAAACTTTGGGGAGCCGGAGGCGGAGCAGGATTCCTATCTTATGGCGGCGGTGGCGGCTTTGCTCAATCAACAGTGAGTGTTTCTGGCGGACAGACTTATACAATTGCCGTGGGCGGAGGCGGTGGAGGCTGGAATACAGGATCGGCAAACGGTTTTCCAGATGCTTATGGAACCTCCAATATCGGAACGGCGGGTGGCGGTGGATCAACTTCGGTAACAGGAAACGGAGTCGCAATATATGCTCCGGGCGGCGGTGGCGGCGGTGACACAAACGGTCACGGAGCAAATGCGGGTGGCGCGGGCGGTGGCTTATTCTTTGACGGCACGGCAAGAGGAGACGGAACAACTAATGGCGGAGAACAAGGATTCAGATTTGCGGGAGGTGGTTCGGGTGGACAATTTAGGTTTACATCGGGAAGTTCAAACAGTTCGGCAACCGGAACACATAAAACTTATGGTCCTCCGGGCAATTCAAGTGACGCTAATTATCCCGGCTATCCTCGCGGTTACGGCGGAGACTACAACGGACAAGATGCACCGGGTGGTGGATGGGCAGTTATTATCTGTTAATTATGCAAAAATACTCTAAGATAAATTCAGAAAATCAAGTTACAGAGGTCGTCGATGTTGAAGACAACATTTCTAATCCTCTTGAATACTTGAACAATAACCACGGTGAGGGAAATTGGCTAAAAACAGATTACTATACGTCTGCAAATAAGCACTACGATACTAATTTTGCTTTAGATGGTAAAGCACCATTCAGAAAAAATCATGGAGCAGTAGGTTACACTTATGATTCACAAAGAGATGCTTTCATTCCTAAAAAGCCTTTTGATTCATGGGTGCTCGACGAAGAAACCTGCAATTGGTTTCCACCCATACCCTACCCGCAAGATGGAAAGAAATATAACTGGAATGAATCTACTATAAATTGGACGGAAATACAATCTACTTAAACACTTATAAATAGGAGTACAAACTTATGGCAATTACATATACCTGGGAACTCACTTCCCTCAAGAAAAAGAACGTTGGTAACCTTACCGACTTTGTTGCACAAACTTACTGGAAGAAAATTGGTACCGATGAAAATGGTCTTGTCGGAGAATTCTCTGGCGCAACTCCATTCACTCCGGAAGCCGATGGCGATCCAGCAACCTTCATCTCATTTGAAGCCCTTACCGAAGCTCAGGTTCTCGGTTGGATTCAAGCTGTTGTTACCGGTAGCTATGAAACTCACGTGAACGAACAGATTCAAAAACAGATTGATGCCAAGAAGAATCCAGAAACCGAAGTATCTTCTGGTAATTTCCCTTGGTCTCCTCCAACAACTAATACCCCTCCGGCAACTCCTTAATAGGGTAAGTGCGTGTTTATTCTATTATTAGTGTGAAGAATGAGTATTCAGATCCTCGTTTAAAAACCGATGTTTCGTTAATCACGAATCCTCTTGATAAATTACAATCAATACACGGTTATTATTACCGTGGCAATGCTCTTGCCGGTAGCTTCGATTTTGATACGGAAACACTCCAGGTCGGTTTACTTGCAAATGAATTAGCCGGTGTTTTACCGGAGGTTGTAGAAATTGCTCCATTTGATGCAAGTTATGACCTAACAGGAGCTATTTCGTCTTTAAGCGGAGAAACATACCTCACGGTTCAATACGATAAGGTTGTACCACTTCTGATTGAAGTAGCACATGCTCAACAAGAATTGATTGAAAATGGTATTGGAGCCCAAGGTATTCAGGGCGTACAAGGTATTCAAGGAATTACTGGTGCACAGGGTCTTCAGGGCACTCAAGGAACTCAGGGTATTCAAGGTATCCAAGGGATTACTGGTATTCAAGGAACTCAAGGTGTACAAGGAACTCAAGGTCGTCAGGGTATCCAAGGGACTCAGGGCACTCAGGGCCAACAAGGAATCCAAGGTATCCAGGGAATTCAAGGGCTTACTGGTATCCAAGGTTCTTTAGGAACTCAGGGTTCAATCGGTGCTGGAATTCAAGGTGCACAAGGTTCAATAGGCTCTCAAGGTATTACTGGTATTCAAGGGTTCACCGGCACAGGTATTCAAGGTACTCAAGGTGCTATAGGCTCTCAAGGTATCCAAGGTAATACGGGTATTCAAGGAACTGCTGGAAATGCGGGCACCGGTATTCAAGGAGCTCAAGGTGCTATAGGATCCACTGGCGCAACAGGAGCTCAAGGTGCTATAGGATCCACTGGTGCAACAGGATCGACTGGAGCTCAAGGTGCTATAGGATCCACTGGCGCAACAGGAGCTCAAGGTGCTATAGGATCCACTGGTGCAACAGGATCGACTGGAGCTCAAGGCGCAATAGGATCCACTGGTGCAACAGGATCGACTGGAGCTCAAGGTGCTATAGGATCCACTGGTGCAACAGGATCAACAGGAGCTCAAGGTGCTATAGGATCCACAGGCGCAACAGGATCCACAGGCGCAACAGGAGCTCAAGGTGCTATAGGATCCACTGGTGCAACTGGAGCTCAAGGTGCTATAGGATCCACTGGTGCAACTGGAGCTCAAGGTGCTATAGGATCCACAGGCGCAACAGGATCCACAGGCGCAACAGGAGCTCAAGGCGCAATGGGTACCGCCGGGACTAATGGATCAAACGGCGCTCAAGGTACGCAAGGTAGTGCAGGTCCCGGAGCCAATCAGGACCTAAATAACTACAATGATGTGAGTTTTAATTCGGTTACGGCTGGTAGCTTTAATTCAACATCATCTATTCGATATAAGAAAAATGTCGTTACACTTTCCAATGCAACAAATATTGTAAAAAGTCTCCGCGGTGTCCGATACGATTTAGTTGATAATTCTAAGAAAAATGAAATTGGTGTCATTGCCGAAGAAGCAGCACGGATGCTACCTGAAGTTGTCGCTTTGGATAATAACGGCCGACCGAACTCCGTCGATTACAGCCGTATTAGCGCAATACTAATCGAATCAATAAAAGATATTCTAATCCGACTTGAAAAACTTGAAAAGCGGGGTTAATCATGGGAAGCAATTATAAGGCAAATGGCACCGACCTAGATGATATTTTTATGGCGGGTAGCGGCGCCGGAGGTACGAATTACCAGGTAGGAGGTTCAGATTTAAATTCTCGTTATCAGGCAATAGGCTCGACCACAAAGGTGAGCGACGTAGGTTATAAAGTAAATGGAACCGATATTTCAAATTACTTTATGGCAAAACATAATTGTTATACCTATGAAGTCTATTACGGTCCCGGAGGTAATGCATCTGCAGATTGGACGACGTGCTACGGTGGTTCTGGTTATGATGTAAGCGATACCAATGATCCTGGTAATGCAGGAACCTATGCATTTACCACTTCGTGTGCATGGGAAGGAACGGTAAATACATATGATGGTTCTTATACCGCCAATCCATCAAGTTGCTCATGAAAACTTTACCATTAATTACACGGCAGACTCTCGGCGATGCTTTTATTGCGTCTCGTAAGGATGGTACTTCTAAAGGTACTCTTTTTCTCATTCGTGGTGACCAAACTACAATTTGCCATGGGTACCGAGTAGTAAAAGAGATTCTGATAGGCGATGTGTTCTGGTTGAGAAACCAACAAAATGAATTGATCGCTCTTCAGGAAGGTGATATAATACAGTATGACGACGGTACCACCAATTAAAACACAGGTCTCCAACCTATTTGGTGATTTGCATAAATTAATAAAGAACGAACAGGGTCAGACGATTATGGCGTCTGCAGAAATTGTTAAGGCTCGAATGAATACTTGTGCAGCCTGTGAATTCTATAATCAGAATAGATGCACTAAGTGCGGTTGTTTTATGGAAGCCAAGGCTCGATTTACGTCTTTAAAGTGCCCAATAGGTAAGTGGTAGAAACATATAAATAGATGATATGCCTGCACCATCATCTAGACAAGAATTAATTGACTATTGCCTCCGTTCGCTCGGCGCTCCTGTTCTGGAGATTAATGTTGATGACGATCAGGTAAATGACCGTATCGACGAGGCGTTCCAATTCTGGAACGAATATCATATGGACGCTACGCTCAAAACGTATCGTAAGGTTCAGGTGACCACCGAAATTGCGGCACAGAAATATGTTGACCTTCCGGATAGCTGCTTGTTTATTACAAGAGTGCTACCACTCAACAACAACTCATCCAATTCATCGGGTATGTGGTCGGCGCGTTACCAAATGCATTTAAATGACATTTATGATCTTCAGTATGCAGGAGCACTGGTGAATTATGTTGAGACCCGTCAGTTCCTTGAGATGCTGGATATGATTCTGAATGGTGTTCCTCCGATCCGGTTTAACCGCCATATGAATCGTTTGTTCATTGATATGGACTTCTCTTACACTATTGCCGTGGGAGATTGGATCATCATTGAGGCATATGAAACTCTTGAGAGAGATGGTTCTGGTGCGCACACCAAGGTGTACAATGATATGTTCCTCAAGAAATACGCCACGGCATTGATCAAGCGCCAATGGGGTCAGAATATGAGCAAGTTTGAAGGTATGCAACTTCCAGGCGGCGTCACGATGAATGGCATGAAGATTCTTGAAGATGCCAATGCAGAAATTCAAAAACTTGAGATTGACATGGAACTCAGATACGCAAAGCCAGTGGATTTTCTTGTTGGTTAACCTATGCCGCGTAATGTTTATTTTTCGCAGGGTGCGAAGTCTGAACAGAATCTTTATGAAGATTTAGTTACAGAAGCACTCAAAATCTATGGTCATGAGATGTACTACATTCCTCGTAGTATGGTCTCACGTGATATGATTTTAAATGAGGACGTTGAATCAAAATTCACAGAGGCATATGTCATTGAAATGTACCTTGAGAATGTGGATGGATTTGACGGAGATGGTACACTGTTCACAAAGTTTGGTCTTGAGATTCGCGACCAAGCAACCTTTGTAGTTTCAAAGCGTCAATGGGAAAAACTTATTGGTCTCTACAATAATGAGATTGTTTCGGGTCGGCCGAATGAAGGCGACCTTATCTTCTTCCCGCTCACTCGTTCGTTCTTTGTCATTAAGTTTGTTGAACACAAGTCTCCGTTCTACCAACTTTCCAAGGTTCCAGTCTACAAATTACAATGTGAGATGTTTGAATACTCCGACGAGGACTTCTCTACGGGTATCAAGGAGATTGATTCTATTCAAGAGAAATTTGCGACCGAGTATTTCTTTGCTATTGAGAATTCAAATGAAACTAACTTTGTCATTGGTGAAACTGTAAAACAAATTGTTTCTCCTGCAACTCAATCTACCGATGCGGTTGAAATCTTTGGTAAGGTACTACGTTTCAACCAAATAATTCCAGAGAATCCAAATAGTGAACTCCGTATCGGTCTCGGAGAGATTCGGATGAGCAACGGCAACTTTGGCAGGTTTGGTCTTGGACCTCTTGTCGGTCTTACCAGTGGCGCAGAATGGGACATTACAAAGGTATACGACCTTGATACCGCAAGTGAGAATCTTACATTTAACGGTAATGCCGAGGGAGCACAGAACTATGATTTTGAGAAACAAGGACTCGACATTATCGACTTTACCGAAAACAATCCATTCGGTGAGATTGGTTTCTCGGAGCCGCCTCTCATTCCGTCAAATTCATCTTACCGTGCAGATTCAACAGGAATCTACGCAGACTCTACAACACTAACAGCCGATACCCAATAACATGGCAAAGCAAACTATTTTAACAGGAACAGTCGCCAACGATAGAACGGGCGACACAATTCGTGCAGCCTTTACAAAGGCCAATGCCAATTTTACCGAACTGTATAACCTAGGCGCGGTGCAAGGAGTACAAGGTGCGCAAGGCACTCAGGGAATTCAAGGGCGTCAGGGTATCACTGGAGCTCAAGGTATCACTGGAGCTCAGGGAATTCAAGGTACCGCAGGATTCGTGGGATCTAACGGAGCTCAAGGTACACAAGGTGTACAAGGACTTCAAGGTACACAAGGTGCACAAGGTGTCCAGGGTATTACTGGTGCACAAGGAACACGTGCAACGGAAGATAGATTAATTAATGGCAGTTACGAAGTTATACTTAATGCTACGGGTGAACTCACATTTCCCGAAGGCGCTAATATAACTGATACGGCTACTACAATTGTAATTACACCACCCGGAGCAGCTGCCGGACAAAGTTTAGTAATTCGTCCTACATCATCGACATGGTCGGTCACTTCGAGTGGTCACATTGTATATGGTAGCCCAATTACAATCTCGGTCAATCAGCTTTCGCAAGGAAATTATTTTGGAACAGTCAATTATGAAATTACTGGTACCGGTGTAACCCAACAATCGTTGGGTCGGGCTCTCACTGGTAATGTGGTTTTTGACGGAACTACAGGACCTATTGCCGAAACGGTCACCTGGACCATACCCGCCAATAGTGACATTACCGAATTCACTTTTACTCTAACTACTGTTAATGGTACTCGTTCGACAGATTATCAAACTGAAAATGATCCGGCATTATACTATAATTTTGAATATAATGCAATGCCTACGGGAACCTTTGTTACCGTAACTAACAATGGTATTAATAGTTCGGAACACAGTCACGTACATTTAATCTCGGGCAATTCCGTAACAACCGATATCTATCTTGGTGACGATGACCAGTTTGTTAAGATCGAAAAGAACGGCGGCGATGTTGTCATTGGTACCAACACAAATACTAAAAATTGGAGATTTGACACTGATGGAGATTTAACATTACCTGCTGCCGGCGACATTTTAGACAGCACTGGTGAATCACAATTCATTAGCATATCCGGATTAAAAACATTGGTTGCAGATAGTACAGATTTTGCCGACTTTAAAACAAGAATTGCCGCTCTTTAATCTATGACAAGCGGACACTTTTATCATTCTCATATTCGTAGAGTTGTTTCGGTCTTCGGAACAATCTTCAATAACATCAATGTAATACGCAAAGACCAATCGGGTCACGTAGTGCATTCGGTGCGTGTTCCGCTTTCGTATGGTCCCAAAGCCAAGTTCCTTCAGCGTCTCGACGAACAGAAGGACCTTCAGGACAATAAGGTCGCAATGAAGCTACCGCGTATGTCGTTTGAGATTACAAACATTGTGTATGATGCGACAACAAAGATCAACCGCAATAATGTTGTAACCTCGATTGATGCGGGCGATACACTTACGAAGCATATCGTACGGACCTTTGCTCCGTACAGAATGAACTTCCAGCTCTCGATTATGGCAAAGAATCAGGACGATGCTCTTCAGATCCTTGAACAGATTCTGCCATATTTTCAGCCCGAATATACCGTTACAATCAAGGAGCTGGATTCGGTAAATCTTACGACCGACCTTCCGTTTGTGCTCACAACGGTAAACATGGAAGATACCTACGAAGGCGATTTTGTTCAACGCAGAGCAATTATCTATACTTTGGATTTTGAGACGCGCATCCGTTTCTATGGACCAGTTTCAAATAAGGCAATCATTAAGGTATCAGATGTGAACCTGCTTACAAATCAAAACGATAAGATCGATGTAAATATCAACACAATCTTAGGTTCCATTGAGGACACACCCGACGACTATACCATAGTTCAGACAATCACGGATTTTGGGTTTAACGAACCCAATCCTTAAGCACTCAATTTTATTATGAGCAAAAGCGAAGAACTGTTAAAGAACTTGGAACACCATTTACCGGCTGTTCCGGTGGCTCCTATTACTGCAGAAGTAAAACAGGATAGGGAGATTGAGGACGATTACAAATTTTCGCGCGAGACATATAAGGACCTCGTGGATAAGTCGAATAAGGCAATTGATGGTATGATGGAACTTGCGTTACAGTCGGAACATCCACGCGCATTCGAGGTACTCAGCAATATGCTCAAGAACACTTCCGACATGACGGATAAGCTCATGGCACTTCAGAAGCAGAAGAAGGAAGTCAAGAAGAAAGAAAAAGGCGAAGTTCCGACGGGTCCCACTGGTAGTGTGACAAACAACAATGTGTTTCTGGGTTCCGTTACAGATTTACAGAAACATTTAATGTCTCAAACTCTCGAAAAGAATGTCACAAATGCACCTTAAAAATGCTGAGATGGGGTACCTCGGTAACCCGATGGTCAAGCGTGATGGCGTTCAACAGCAATTCACGAATGAGGAAGTAAACGAGTACCTCAAGTGCATGAAGGACCCGATTTACTTTGCAAAGAAGTATGTGAAGGTAATTTCTCTGGATCGAGGCTTGGTTCCATTTAAACCTTATTCGTATCAGGAAAAAATGTTTAGCCATTTTACTGATAATAGATTTTCCATTGTTCTTGCGTGTCGCCAGTCGGGTAAGTCAATTAGCTCGGTCATCTACATTCTTTGGTACGCAGTATTCCAACCCGACAAGACAATCGCAGTCCTTGCCAATAAAGGTTCGACGGCGCGTGAAATGTTGGCACGTATTACTCTTGCGCTTGAAAACCTTCCATTCTTTCTACAACCGGGCTGTCGCGCCTTGAATAAGGGTTCAATCGAGTTTAGTAACAACTCGCGCATCATTGCCGCGGCAACCTCTGGATCTTCGATCCGCGGTCTTTCCATCAATCTATTGTTCCTGGATGAATTTGCCTTTGTTGAAAATGCAGCAACCTTTTATACCTCAACATACCCAGTAATTACATCGGGTACTACATCCAAGGTCATTATTACCTCTACGGCAAACGGTGTCGGGAATACATTCCACCGTCTTTGGGAGAGTGCGGTTCAAGGAGTCAGTGAGTACAAACCGTTTCGCGTGGACTGGTTCGACGTTCCGGGACGCGACGAGAAATGGAAAAATCAGACAATTGCCAACACATCGCCGCTGCAATTCGAGCAAGAGTATGGTAATTCCTTTCACGGAACAGGCTCAACGTTGATTAATGCCGAGAATCTTCTTGCATTAAAATCTGAGCCCGCAATCTATACTCAGAACAATGTAAAGGTCTATGAGAAACCTATCTCCGACCATCGTTACGTGATGACGGTAGACGTGGCAAAGGGAAGAGGACAGGACTTTTCTACCTTTACCATCTTCGATGTTTCGGTGCAGCCATTCTATACCGTGTGCACATTCAGAGACAATCTCATGTCACCGCTGTTGTTTCCGAATGTGATCTATAAGTATGCAAAGAACTATAACAATGCGTATGTCGTGGTCGAATCGAACGACCAGGGATCCGTGGTATGTAATGGTCTCTATTATGACCTAGAGTATGAGAATATGTTTGTGGAATCCATCGTGAAGCATGGAGCCATCGGTATTACCACCACAAAGAAAACAAAACGTATTGGTTGCAGTAACCTCAAGGATCTTATCGAACAAAAGAAACTAAAGGTCGTGGATCCAGACACCATTTCAGAGTTAAGCACCTTTGTTGAGGACGGTAGCTCATATGAAGCATCCGACGGCAACCATGATGATACCGTAATGACTCTCGTGCTGTTTGCGTGGTTTGTGGCAACCGATTTCTTTATCAACATGTCCGACATTAATCTGAAGCATATGCTCTATTCAGATAGACTCAAAAACATTGAGGACGAACTTGTTCCGGTCGGTTACTTTTCGGCAGTTGAAGATACAAAACCAAAATACACCGTCGAAGGTGGAGAGGTCTGGACTCAGTCGTATAATACCGGATTGTTCTAAATCCTTCTATTTATAAATAGATCATTGAACATCCGTATTATTACAACCTTATAACTCAAAATTTGACGAGGACAAACTAATGGCATTCCAAGTATCACCAGGAGTTCAGGTTCAAGAAATTGACCTAACAAACGTCGTACCAGCAGTATCCACCTCTATCGGTGGCTATGCAGGTGCTTTCAGCTGGGGACCAGTTGAGGAAATCCGTACAATCGGTTCTGAAAAAGAACTCGCATCTGTATTCGGCGTTCCTTATAAAACTGACACCGCAGTTTCACAATCATTTTTAACAGCAGCTTCATTCTTGAAGTATGCTACGGCACTCAAGGTCGTTCGCGCAGTTGAAACAACCGCAAAGAACGCAACATCTGGTAACCTCGGAGCTTCCGGCGTACAGATTAAAAACCGTGATCAATACGATTCAAGCTTCTCCGGCGAAGAATCAGCAGTTGGCTCATGGGGTGCAAAATACCCAGGAACATTAGGTAACTCGCTCAAGGTTTCAGTTTGCCCACATTCAGCTACAAGTGGGACCACTGCTTTTTCTACTTGGGCTTACGTTGATCAATTTACTGCTCAACCGGACGTCGATGAATTCCATATTGTCATCGTCGATGAAGACGGTCTCTGGACCGGTACTTCTGGAACGATTCTTGAGAAATATGAATTTGTTTCGACCGTTTCAGACGCAGTCAAGGAAGACGGTTCAACAAATTACTACAAGAACGTACTGAATAACAATTCAAAGTATGTGTGGTATCTTAAAGCTGATTCGGCCCTTATTGGTAGTTCTGCCGACGATGCAGTTGTTAATTACAGCCTTACCGGCGGTACCGATGTTACTGTTGTTGCTTCTTCAGTAAATACAGCTCTGGAACTCTTCAGAGATGCAGAAACCGTTGATGTCAACCTCCTCTTTGCAGGAGCCGATGCCGATGGTGCAACCGACATTGCCGCAAAACTTTGCGATATTGCAAACAGCCGTAAGGATCTTCTTGTATTCCTTTCTCCTCCAATCGAGGCTTCGGTTGGTACCGCAACTCCAGCAGATGACGTAAGAGATTGGGCAGCAGATGCTCAAGATACTACCTACGGCAATAGCTCATATGCTGTATACGATTCAACCGCTCTCAAAATCTACGATAAGTATTCCGATACCTACCGTTGGATTCCAGCTTGCGGTCACGTTGCAGGTCTTTGCGCCAATACCGATCAGGTTGCCGATGCTTGGTTCTCACCAGCAGGTCTCAACCGCGGACAGCTCCTCGGCGTTACCAAGCTTGCTTACAATGCAAAACTTGCCGACCGTGATGCTCTCTACAAAGCAAGCGTAAATCCGATTGTTTCGTTCCCAGGTCAGGGCACCATCCTCTTTGGTGACAAAACTGGTCTTACCAAGCCATCGGCATTCGACCGCATTAATGTTCGTCGCCTCTTCATTGTTCTTGAAAAGGCAATTGCTACCGCTGCTAAATTTCAGCTGTTTGAATTCAATGATGAATTCACACGTGCAATGTTTCGCAATATGGTTGAGCCATTCCTCCGTGACGTTCAAGGTCGCCGTGGTCTCACCGACTTCTTGGTTGTATGTGATACCACAAACAATACTGCAGAAGTTGTCGACCGCAATGAGTTCCGTGCTGAAATCTATATCAAGCCAGCACGTTCGATCAACTACATCACCCTGAGCTTCATTGCTACCCGCTCTGGTGTTCAGTTCTCTGAGCTGGTTGGTAAATAATCTTAACATTTAATTAAAGGAGAATAAACACATGGCTATTCTAGGAATTAATGACTTTAAGTCAAAACTAGTAGGTGGTGGAGCCCGCAATAATCTTTTCAAGGTTACCTGCAACTTCCCTGCTTATGCTGCCGGAAACGTAGAGCTTTCGGCATTCATGATCAAGGCGGCTCAGCTTCCTTCATCAATCATCAACCCAATCACTATTCCATTTCGTGGACGCCAAATGCAAATTGCAGGCGACCGCGTATTCGAAGCGTGGGGTATTACCGTCATCAATGATACCAACATGGAAATCCGTAACTCTTTTGAGCGTTGGATGTCCGGTATCAATGGTAATGCACTGAACACCGGTCGTTCAAATCCAGCCGACTACACCGTAGATATGGCGGTTGAACAACTCAACAAAGCGGGTGAAGTAACAAAGCGTTACGACCTCCGTGGTGTTTTCCCAACAACCGTATCTGCAATCGATCTGAGCTATGACTCGGAAAATACAATTGAAGAATTCGGCGTAGAGCTCCAGATGCTCTATTGGGAATCTGCTCAATCAACAGTCTAATTATTTGGATAAATAAACAACAGGGGAGGAGTCATTCCCTCCCCTGTTTTATTCAACCCAACATATAATATGGAATTTTTCGGATGGAAATTTGAAAAACTCAGCGATGCTGAGAAACGCAAGAAGATTGCAGAACAACCAGTTTCTTTTGTGCCCGCAAGCTCGGAGGACGGTTCCACTGCGATTGCCGCCGGAGGTTACTATGGTCAGTATCTCGACCTTGATGGAGATGCAGCAAAGACGGATGTTGATTTAATCCGCAAGTATCGTATTGCAGCTGAACAGCCCGAGTGCGACCAGGCAATCGATGATATTGTCAATGAAGCTATTGTCGGAGACCATGACGATGTTCCGGCACACCTTAACTTGGACCGTCTGGAACAGCCGGCTTCAATTAAGAAACTAATTCGTGGGGAGTTTGATCACCTCTGTAAATTACTCAATTTCAGTAATAATGGTCAGGACATATTCCGTAGATGGTACATTGATGGACGTTTGTTCTATCATATGATCATTGATGAAAACCAACCCGACGCGGGTATTCAAGAACTGCGGGCGGTTGATGCACTTCGTATCCGTAAGGTCCGTGAAATTAAAGAAGAAATGGACCCAAAGACGGGTGCCAAAATCATTAAGAATCTTGATGAGTATTACCTCTACCAGGATGGCGGTCTTCAGAAGTCGGACATTGGGCTCAAGATTAATAAGGATGCAATCTGTTATGTGCCATCTGGTATTCTTGATGCGACCCGTAAGCGTGTTCTGTCTCCGCTCCATAAGGCAATCAAGCCCGTGAATCAACTGCGCATGATGGAAGACTCATTGGTCATCTATCGTCTTGCACGTGCTCCGGAACGCCGTATTTTCTACATTG